AGCATGTAGATGCTGTTGTATGTAAACAAGATAGAGGAGAAACACTTATTATTATGCGATTTGACGATTGGCTGGATGATAAGTTTGTATCCACAATGCCCGAAGAAAGGTAAAAAATGAATAATATAAAAGTACTGAAAGCAATCAATAAATTAAAAGTTAAAGAAGTTAAAAAACTATTTAACTCATATTTAAGTAATACAACAAAGAATATAAATAATTCCAGAACTTCATTAGAAGTACTTCAACATGCTAGTAACTTAAATATTGTCTTAAATAAGGATATAAACAAGTTTGTTAATTAACCTCATGAGAAGGGGGGAGAGAGAGATCTTTCCCCCTTTAGCTAACTAAATAAGTATCTATACTTTTTACAGCTGCTGCATAAGCAGGAGAAAGTTCTCTTAAAGTACGTTCTCTTTCTCTTTTTACAGATGGTGGCTCATAAGTTTTTGTTCTGGTAAGCCTTCTTATCCACCCCATAAATGTATCTGAAGATTCCTGTTCATCTGCATTAGCAAATAGTCCAGTTTCAGTAAGAAAAGCTTTAGTATAATTTTTATTCAGTAAAGATTCTCTTGTATGATACCAAGATCTAGCTGCCTGCAAATTAACGAGTCTAGCTAATCTGTAATTTCTATCCATATCATCAATACTTTCTACTGGGGAGATATCATTTGTTATTCCAAGAATAGCAAGTCTATGGGAATGATCAATCCTCATAAGTTTAAATATATCTAATACTTCAATAAGAGCACCAAAAGTAGGCCCAAGCTCTCCAAGCTCTCCTTTTTCATATAGAGCTCTTTCTGCCTTTTTTCTGCCCTCTTCAGTAGTTCTATCAGCAGTCCAGTAAGTAAAATAACTCTTAATCCATTCATAAGTATCATTTTGAAATAAATTTGAAAAACCAATACCTACAGCTGCAGTAAGTCCAGATATAAGAGAATAAGTCACACCTAATCTATACAGTCTTACTGCATCATACTCAGCAAGTCCACCAGATTTAACTCTTCTCATTCCTGCTTTTATCCAGTTCCATTGCATATCTATATTAGAAAACCTGTACTGTTTAAATTGTCCTATTACTGATCCTACTGGCCCTTTAATAAGTTTCGGCTTTTGTATCATGGAATATTCATAATGTATATCAATAACTTTACCATAAGCCGATGAACCAGCAGCTTTATTTATCCAATCTTTTCGTGTTGCTTCAGTAGTAGACTTTTTTCCCATTTCTTGATTTATAAACCAAACTGGCAATTCAGATAAATTTTTATGAGCAAGTCCATAAGCAGTAGTAAAAGAATGAGCTCTTATTACATCTTCTACTTTTCTATGCATAAAAGAACCAACATCTGCTATTTTGTCTATTGCTCTTAATGTCTTATCAAACAATGTTTCATTAACAATCATTACCTTACCATTAATTTCAGCCATACCAGGAGGCAGAATACTACTTTCTTTTGTACCTCTAGTTGCAGCAGCAGTATGATAAGTAGTTGTAAGTGACTTTATAAAGCTATCATCAGTTTTCCAAAAGAGACCATGCCTTTCAATAGCATCAGTCATAGCAGTTTCAATTTCTTTATTACCTTGTACATATGATCTAGCTTCTCTCGGTGCTCTATATCCCATATCCATATGCTCAAAATACTTCTGAGTATAGTTTCTTAATGGACTTCTTACATTGTAACCCATAGTTCTTATGAAGCCCAATGTAGTAGCAAAATTTGACAATCTTTTAGATCTGCTATTTCCTCGACTATCAGTAATTAAAGCTTCTTCTGCAATATTATTTAGTGTGCCTAAAGCTTCATCAACAAATTTTATTACCTGTTCTCTTTCAACCGTACCCTTACCTTCAGCAAACTTTTTACTTTTTATTAACTTATCAAAAGAATCTGCTAATACAGTTTCTACTGATCGTTTATAGTTATACCTTGTTATATCCTGTATATATTGAGATATGAAGAACAAAGGATTTCTTGAATAATACTCTTCCCCTGTTTCTCCTCTGGATTTCAACCTCTCAATAAAAGATCTATCACTACTTAATACTAAATTTTTAAACTTTTCAGATGCAGTTATATTCATATCAGGTACATCAGCTTCCATCCAATTATGAAAAGCGTCAAGATGTTTGATCATAGTCAAAATCTGATGAGGCATATATTCTTTACGAAGACTACCAGATTCGCCTAATTTTTTAACCTGATTATCATTTAAATCATATCTTTTATCTCTATTTGGATCTTTAGATTGTACTGTTAATTCAAGTTCCTTTATTTTACTTTCTATAGTATCAAGATGTTTTTCAAGTCCTCTTGCATGATTTTCTCTTACATCTAACCTTTTAGCAAAATCCTTCTCTATCCTTAAAGCATTTATTGCCACTATTGCTAAATCTTTTCTTGTCGAAATCCAAGCATTTTGAATTTCGGTTGCCAATTTCTTTTCAGAATAACTCCATGGAACAGATTTACCACTAGGAGAAGATTTCCTTAAACTCTGTGGGTCAGCTCCCTCTAATACATCTTGTAAGCCATAAAACAGGTCTCCAGCAGCTTTTCTTGCCCTTACGCCACCCTTAGAGCCTAATTCTTTCATTAACTCATTATAAATTGTTTCTACATCCCTAACATCAGTAGTAGACATTATTAATGATTCCAGTTTTGCCACTTTTTCTGTATCTACATCAAAATATTTTTTACCTGCTAATTTCTTTAAAGCAACTTCTATATCCTTAAGTTGTAATTGAGCATTTATCTTATGTCTTCTTTCATATGAAACTATATCTATTAAATCTCTGTAAGTGGTCTCTCCACCTGGAAGCATCTTTAATTTTTGTGGCAAGAGTTTCCATGCATGCCATGATGTTTCGTACCCATTTTCTATAGATTTTGTCCATCCTTTCATATATGATTCAAAGACCTTAACGTCACTCATCGTAGCTTGATGTAATTCAATATTTTTTCCAGTTGCCTGCTGCCATCTACTTTTAAACTCTTCTGCATCATTATGCCAGCCAAACTTCTTCATTGTTTGATTTTCTTTCCATGACTTTATGACAACTTCTCGTAATTTGTTATCCACCGCTTCTAGCTCTTTATCGCTAAGATCAGGATGAAGTTTCTTAGGATTATTACAGAATACCCAATTACCTAATATTGCCATTACAACTCCAAAGTTTCAAATTTTGATGTGTAGGGTAGGGCGACTTTTTAAAACAAGTTTGAAAAATTGATATATATGAGATAACTTTTTCGTTATTTTTCATATTAAGGTCTTCCTCCCTCACAGTTTCTCCTTCTTTTAGCCAGATCATTAAACAACTGATCAATTGTTTGCTTAGGCTCAGACCCTCTTACACCTGCTTTCCTAACTAACACAGGATTAGAATTCCCACTTTCCCCAACTCTAAACATATCAACACCACCCCTAGTGCCAACTATCTTTCTTGATATTCTTGCCATATCAAATGGAGTAATAAGTCTATCTCCATTTATAAACTGATTTATCATAGAGATAGCACTATTAAATTCATGTTCTTGTCCCTTAACTACATTAGTAGGCCTCAATATATTCTTATCAATATCAACCAATCTTTTGCTGACCTTATCAAGGTAAGATGAAGTTCTTGTAAAAGGAATATTAACAGTAGAATAAGGATCCGTTAATCCATAAAATGCAAGAGCACCCTTTCTAGATAATTCCTGTATCATATTATTTGCTTCTATCCTGGTCATAGAATTATCCCTAGAAAAAGATTGTCCCTCTACTACATCAGTAAGATAACTGTAGACAGTCTTAGATATTTTTTCATTTTCAGTAAACTTATAGTCATACGCATATTTTCCATTACTTTCCTTAACTACATATGTACTATTATCCATTTCTGGTGTCATCAGCTTAAATAAAAATGCTCTTCTCTTTAAAGGATCAGACAATCCATAACTATTACCAATATCATTCATAAACATATTTAATAAAGCTTTTCGCTGAATAGCTAGTAATTCTCCATCCCTGTGAACTGCCCATTCTCTTCCAATTTTTCTATACTCAGAGGAGAAATCTATATAAGCAGGAATAACAGACCCATCATATTGAAGTTTATCCATAGCTACCATCCTGCCATCTTCTGTAGCCATTTCAAGTTGCGGCTTTCCATAAGCAATCCACTTTTCTCTTAACCTGTCCTGTCTTTTAGGTGGATGAAACTCAAAACTTTTTCCACCTCTTACTACAAGATCGCTTGGAGATATGTCTCGCTTATTTGTCTCACCTTCTCTAATTACTTGTTTTATATTTTTACCTTGACTATCCCACACTACCCAATCTTCACCAAAAGCAGTTTGCATACCTTCTTTTCTACCTTTTGAATACCTGAACACATTCTCAAGTCTTTCTACTGCTATCTTTGAGCCAACCAAAAGTTCAAGTTCTGTCTTAAGGCCAGCATAGTAGTCAACTCTCTTGGCAATTTTATCTACATCATACTGATTAGAGTATTGATTTGCTTGTAATCTTGCAAGCTCACCTCCCAAGCTTTCCAATCTATCAGAAATTATAACAAGTTTAGCTAGTGACCCCTCATCTTTAACCATTCTAAAAATTTGCCTGCTAGTGCTCCTAAGACCATCCACTCCTTTCAACAAAGTTTTACTTTCTCCTTCAAATATCAAATTTTCTATATTAGTCTGCAGATGTCCAGCATGTCTCTTTACTTTTAATCCAGTATCATAAGCACTTGACAAAGAAGCCATTGCTATATCAAATGGATTATTACTTTCAACTGTTAAAAAATCATAAAGTAGATTCTTACCTTCTGTTAAATCTAGTTTTATAGCATCTAAGTCAAGAACTCTATCTTTCCTTCCCTTTTTTATAAAGAATGTATCTCTAATATCAGACCATCCACGATGAACATCTTTTAATGTTATCTTACTTTTAATATCTGCCTGAGTAAGCTCTCCTCTATTATAAGATAAATACCTATTAAGAGGACTGACAATCTGATTGTATAATGTTTCTGATAATAATTCTCCACCAACACCAGCATTTAAACGAGCTTGATTAATGTCTGGGTTATTACCTTCTCCTACAAACTTAAACAATCCCTCAAATCTACTCATGACTTGTCCATTTACTACATTTTCTGCACCAAATAAAATATCTCTAACAAACTTATCTACTCCAGGAGCAAACCCAGCTTCTGTTCGTACATCTACAATATCTTTATAGTTATCTAAAAAATACTTCACTGTTCTGGATATATCACCCACCACATTAACATAGTCTTTTCTACTCTTCATTTTAATGCGGACTTGCTTATTATTTATAGTTAGCGTTCCTAAAGTTCCTCCTTCACCAAGAGCATTACTGAGATAAGTAGATATCTGGTGAAGTTTCATAAATCTACCACGCAATGCAGAAGTATTATTAACATCTTCAAACCATGCTCTCATACCAGCCTGGTCTCCCATATCAACCTGAAGTTTTTTAATAATCAAGTTTGAATATTCTAACGGATCATTTACTACTTTAGATCCAGCCATAGTAGCAACTTCTTTAATAAAATCATGCGGAGCTGTTGTATATACATTTGATTTGTCAAAATCATGGTCAGCATCCTGCCTTAAAACATCAACAACATTTTGTTTTGTACTGTTACCTTCCCTTGCATCATAATGCTTCCAGTTAGGAACTTCCTCTGAACCTAGATTCTCTCTGTGAACTTTATTTATGACAACATCATAAGCATTTCTGGGCTGCCTTGTATTTAATATTCCCATCCACATATTATCAGTTAGGGCTAATTTATTAAGCATCTTCTCATTAGAAGCACCCTCATTCTCCCAAAATGTTCTTAGCTCTTTAACGTCAGATTCTATAGTACGATATATTCTTCTATTGATTCTCTGCTGTTCAGGACTCAAAGCATCCAATCTACCTTTAACTATATCTACAAAAGTTCCATCTTTTTGTAGCTCCATTCCCTCTACCATAGCAGTAAAACCTTTTTTCTCATTTGGTATAATAACAAATTCTGATTTACTAACTCTTCCAACTGCAGGATTGTGAAAATTGTGTCTTCCTATGAAGAATCCAGTCACAAGCTTGTTATGGTCACCATTAGGAGTAGTTTCTGTCAAGGTAGACCTTCCTAGAGCCTTAAAAGGCATCTCTGCTATTTCACTGTTGATCCCAAAGCCGCCATATATCCTTTGCCTACCTATATTATCCGTATCAGTATAAATTAATGGTAAGTCCACATTTTGATCTGCAAGAAATGGAGCCATAGGACTATAAGAAGAACCTCTAACTTCTCTTGAAGCAATTTTAGAACCTTGAAAATACCTGTTGAATAGATTATCAACTATTAAATCTCCCATCCAATCACTTACAACTAGTCCCTGACTGTCAAGAAAAGAATCCAGAGCTGTCCTGGTTGGATTTAGATCTCCTTCAGCTCTTGACGACTCTGATAAACTTCTTCCTATATTAGTAAGAGCTTCAGGTGAATCCTGTACCCTTGACAACAATTCATTAAACTCATTTGTACGCCTAGCAATCTGAGTCCAATCATTTAAACCACTCCTGTTAGAATAATGCACCCCTGTATTAGCACCAACAGTTCCTGAATGCGGAACAGATGCTTGAGTAAGATCATAACTTGCCCAAGGTATTTCTTGTACTCTATCCTGAGATGCTTCTATTGTCCATTCAACTATCTCTTCTATACTACGAGCTTCAACTTCAGCTCTACGTGTAACAGGATCAACATAATTTTCAGTTAATTCTCCAGTACCTGTCCTTGATACATTTATTTTATTGCCTGATCTAAATTTAACCTCATCCAAACCTGCTGCTTCAAGAGTTTCACCTATTTTAGGACTGTAAAAAAATGCTGACTTGTCGTAGGAAACTCTCACACTGCCATCTTCCCCCACAAAAACATCAACACCTTTAGGTTTCATTGCACCTACATTAAATCCAATAACCTCATTCAATTCATTAAACTGAATAAGATCTCTGCTTGGAGCAAATGTACCGAGAAACCTTAAGAAAGATCCTTTAGTTAAAAATGTAGGAGAATCAGTTGCTTCTTTACTCATACCTTCTATAAAAGTTTCTACTTGATTTCTATCTATACCTGCCATCATATCTTCGTCATACATTTCTAGTCTTCTTCTGAACCTGCTTATGACAGATAGCTGGTCTCCACTATCATTTATAGATAAACTTCTCATCGGTATATTTCTTCCGTCCTCACCTCTCATCTCAGCATAAGAATCTGCTAATGCTCTAGCTAAAGGACTGTTAGTTTCTTGACTAACAAACTCATAAAACTCAGTTAATGCTTCACGATACCTGCTATTTAAAATCTTACCCTTAGATATATCTGCAAGCTTTCTTCTTTTCATATAGTCAAGTTCTATTTCTCTATCCAGCCTGCTTCTTTCACCAGGTATAAGTAAAGAAGGTTGATTTAAAATATTCCAAGCCTCATTTATACCTTCTTTTAACACATCAACACTCATGTTAGGTGTTCTAAATCTCTCTAAAAAAGTATCTGCTGCACGTTGATTGCCATCACCATATATTGTTCTGACAAGCATGGATAATGCTCCTCCCTCACTATATGCTCTACTTATAGATCTTTGAGCAAGATCCTTACTTACAGCTAACTGCGTCCTATCATTCAAAATAACTCTTATCATTGGAACCTTGGTTGCAGTGATTTCTTCCACTAAACTTTTTTCCAACGTCTGTTTATGGTATTCATTTCTTACAGTTTTAGAATCTATACCTATTCCGTTTTCTATTTGACTATCTATAGCAGACATCACATTTTTATCAAGTATAACAAGATCTTTTGCGACAGCTTGCCCCTCCATAAGAAACTTCATATCAGGCTGAAGAACATACCAACCTTCTCCACCCTCAAATAAAATATTCTTTAATCCTGTGACTCCTCTTCCATCACGTTGACTTTGTACTGGATATCCAACTTCACTAGATACAAGAATACCACCATCATAACCTCCAATATATTTAACTCTCTTAACTTTACCAGAAAAAGCTTTAGCAGATGTAAGCTGCCAAGCATCATTATATAACTGTTCATCAGTTAATCTTTCAGTTACTCTTCCTGTATCTTGAAATATCTCAAGCTGTCTTTGTACTGCCTCACGATATAGCTCTCTAACTGAATTTAGAATTTTTTCATTGGTAACTTGAGCTGAACGAACATTCTTACCACCTAAAGCATTGTCTATAATAATTTCTTGTTGCGCTGTAGGAACTCCATAATCCGATTCAAATCTTTGAGGAGTAGTATTCATTCTTAAAGTATGTTCCCTTGTATATATATCATACTCACTTTTTGCAATTTGCTCATTTACATAAGAAGAAATATTCTCTTCGTTAAGAACATTGTTACCTAAAAGCTCTTTTGTTCTTGCTATTACATCAACCAACTCTTGTTTATACTTTGTACTAACTATATCTCCTGTATCTTTATCAATAACATCTATCAAATCCCTATTTTTAAATCTTTCAAGACTTTGCATAAGAGAAGAATTCTCCTCAAGCTTAATATCTATAAGTGCTTGATAGTCACGAGTATCAATAAGATGTTTTATGTTTGATCTTAATGTTCCCATCTGATGAACAAGTTCTCTAAGACTTCCACTAATGGATGCATCAAAATCAGACATTGCTGTATAGTTTTCAACATATAAGTCAGAATCATTTTTTATCTTATTCATATAGTCTGTCAGACTTTCATATCCATTATGCAAATCCTTAATATGGCCCACTTGTGAAAAGATCCTAGCTATATTCAGTATACCTCTTGCATTAGAAGCTCCGCCAACACTTGTAATTAACTCAGTAATTGCGGTAGCATCTTTAGTAATATTTATAGGGCCTGATGCAGCTGAGATACCTTCTTGAAAATCAGAATAATATTCTCTTAGACTATCTAAATTCTCTTTCTGTAATTCTGGAGATGATTTTAAAATTCTAAATAATGTATTTGTATCTGGTATTTGTATCTGGTTTTCTCTTCTTACAACCAGGCCACCATACTTGTTTAAATCACCAACACTAGTACCACTAGTTCCCACTCCACCATTCATCATAACTAGTAAACTATGCTTCAGCTGCTGATTTCTACCAAGACTCTGTATATCAAGAGTATTAACCATATGATTTACAGATTGGTTTAATAATCTTTCATACACAGCATCATTCATAAAAACATCACCCAACTTATTGGTCATATTATCCTTTGCACCTGCAATTGCATCCATAGTAATAGCTTTGTCAGTAGATACATTTAAATTTTTGTTGCCAGTTAATACATTATAAACATTCTGTACTCTGGCATAAAACTTTGTAAGATCATCAAACCTTTGTTGGTCTGCTTTAGTTTGTATAACATCTTTATCTGATAGCTCAGGCACTCTACTTCTGTTTAACTGCATACTATCTATCTGTCTTTGTAGAAACTCAACATCTTCTTTAGCTAAGTTTGTAAATATCCTGTCTCTTTTAACGTCAGTAAACATGCGAAGAGTATTATTTATATCTATATCAGCATTTGTGACATTGTAAGCTATCCACATATTATTATCGTGCATGATACCTTTATCAAACATCATAGAATCTCTGCCGTATGAACTTTCATTCATCAATGCAACATAACCCTCATATGAAGTTTCCAAAGCCTTTAATTGTTGGTCTCCTAGAGCTGGTTTCTCCCTTGCTAGTCTACCCTCAATAATAACCTTACCATTCTTCTGTCCTTCTTCAAGAAACTTTTCATGAGTGACTTTGAAATCATTCAGTGTCTCAGATGGCCTTGAGCCTAACAATCTTTGAAGATTAACTTCTGGAACTCTCAGAATACTAGTACTGGGATCATATGAATAATTTGTTACTCCAATAGACTCATAAAATCCTATCGCACTGCCAAGCTGTAAGTCATAAAACTTTTCATTTGCAGTCCATCCAGCCTGAAGTTCAACCTTTCTCAGCCAAATTTCAGGAAAAGCCTGGTTCTCTCTTATCCCAGGTATCTCATTTATTCTTTTTACAATATCTACAGCTTCATCAGGAGTAACATGCTTCATTACATTTCCGATATCAGTAGAGTTATTGTCATAATGAGCAATAACTTTCATCGCAATATCTAATTTTCCTTTTGCTACAGGATCAGCTACTACATTAACAACTGATTCATAAGCTTCATTCAGGGGCTTTGCTCCTTCTATTACGGGAGAGTCCTCAGCTATAACAAATTTATCTCTAAGAATATCATCTACTATCTTATAATCACCAGTATTAACTAAGTAACGACCAAAGAGTTCTGTAGCAGCATTATTAATATTTAAACCTTCACCAGATGATTTATATCCCATCACTTCAAGACCAGCTCTGATAGATTGTATCTTCTTAACATTAGCAGTGTAATACTGCTTCATTTCTCCTGTTTCAAAAAGTCTTGACTGCTTTCTACTGGTACCACCTTCCCCAAAAGTTCTGCCACTCTTTGCAAACAACATCCCAACAATCATATTAGACACTATTTCTGACGGATCAGCACCAAGAGCTCCTACAGGATCAAACTTACCAGTTTCATCATAATATTGTTTTATAGCTGGAAGGTTCATAGCCAATGCACCTGCTATCATTCTACCTGCAGATCCTGTGAGATCTTCCTTTATTTCCTTACCCATATAACTCAGCCACTCACGAGAAAAACCCTTCCTTACATTCTTTAGCATAGAAACAGCTTCATCTCTGGTAAGATTTTCAATTTCCCTTCCAGCTAATTCCTTGGACAAGATGGTTTTCTTCAAAGAACCCTCAGATACATCATCTATAAACTGTAATGTAGTTCTTGCTTGATGACCTGCCATTCTATCTGCAGGTTTCCATGCTTTTCTTAAAGTATTTAATCCAGCCATTGCTTCCTTATGAAGCTTGGTAGTTCTACCACCTTTAATAAATCTGGTAGGAGCAATTAAAGACATCCACAATCCAGATTGACCAGAATGAATAAGTACATCCATAAGACCTGAATTCAAATTTTCTAAATGCTTTAACTCTTTAGCATCAAATTCACCCCCCAGTATTTCTCCAGTTTTATGAGTCACATTTTCAATAGCAGCTTGAGCCAGATGATGCGTAAATCCCAACACTGCATCAGTCGACATTGCAGATAGTGTTCTACCTGTCTTACCAGTTAATGTCCACTGAGACCCTCTTGCTATAGATCCTGGTCTCTTAGCGGCTGCTTGAGCACCCAACCCTACAACAGCATCCATATAATTATGGAATTGATGTGTAGAATATTTCATGGCAGAGGATATTAAGTTATCTGATAGTTTTAATGCAGACTCAGCCCCCATATCAGGCATTTCACTAAGCAGCTTACGACTCATATCATCTACTGCATGTGTATAAGCTTCTTGATTAAACTTCCAAAGTCTTTTATATCCAGGAGACCTGACTATTTTAGTAGCCTCTCTCATAGCTTCAAGGGTTCCTCTTTCCAGACCCTCCATTGCTAAGTCACCTACTTCACCTTTTAATAATTTGTCCCCATATTTTGCTAAAGACTCAATGCCTTTTTTCTCACCAAACTTTTCTACAGCTTCAGTACCTGCTTTTTTTGCTATATGTGTAGCAACCCTACCTGTAGGAAATTTCTTTGTAAAAGCACTACTTAATAATCCTAATGCTTTACCAGTCCAGCTAAATGTGGCAAACATTCCCACACCCTGTCCAAGTATAAACCCAGCCTTACCTGCTCCTGTTTGTTCCTCCCATGGCCTGTAGGTACCTAGAGAAAGGGCTGATCTTCCACCTTTTCCAAGTTCAGTGAGTGCTGCTACATCAAAAGCACCCCAAGTAGCAGCAGATGTTCCCCCCCATAAAAGATTACCTGTAAAATCTGTAAGCCAACTACTATCATCCTCATCATAGATGGGATCCATACCCTTACCAAGCTCTAGTTGTCTTAACTGTTCTAGATACCTTTTATTCTCATCTTCTTCTACGGGAGACGTATAAAGTCCATTGCTCATAATTTATTTTACCATAAATCTGGTAGAATAAGGAGAGCCAGACAGATAATCTAAAGATTCTTTAATGTGTTTTGATCCCATAAAAGGCTTATCACTATAAGTCATTTCAATACCTAACAAAGAGAGAAGTGAGTTAGCCATATCTACTGGAGCACCAACTGCGCCAGCTATAACTGATCTTTGATAATCCCCAGTCAGCATATCAGCTGTAAGAGACCGTACTCCTGAAACTAAAGGTTCTACCACAGGTTCGACTGCTTCTACTGCAACCTTACCAGCTTCTATAGCTGCTTGAGATCGTGCTTGTTCAGCCTGACCTGAGTACATAATACCTTTTCCAAAAAGATCAAGAATACTACCTTCTCCTATACCAGGTATTTTTGGCATATCAGAAAAAGCGGGTAAACCTTCATATGGAGGCTTAACTTCCACAGAATCACCTGGAAGATTAATTTTTTGTGAAGCTAGAATAGAATCTCTTTCAACCTGCCTTAACTTCCAACTTGCCTGTATCTTTTTAAGTTCTTCCTTATTCATATTGTGGTACCATTGTTCCATCAGCAAGTCTTTGCCATCCATCAATCCACCTATCTTCAACTATATCATAATTATAATTACGTTTAACTAGATCCATAAAATCACCTGCAAGGTCTTTTTGATACACGGTAAGATTTTTTTCTAAAATAGTATCATATCCACCTTCATAACCAATAGCACTTTCAAGATAATTTGTCCTAAAGTATTCTTTTAATATACCTCGAACAGTGCCTTCATGTCGAAGATCTACACCAAGAATATATTTAATGTCATCAGCATATTTACCAGCTGCAGTTGAACTAACCTTCTTAACATCACTAAATCTTTTATATGCTTGAGCTATTAATTCATCCCTATCATTATAAGCAGGTACCTCTAGTCCTCTTTTAACCTGAAGAGGATCTGACATTCTAGTAGGCTTATTTTCATGATATATTTCTTCTCCCAATTGTTTTATTTGTATAGCCCGTATTCTTTTAGGATCATTAGCTTTTTTACCTAAAAGTTCTTCATATCTATCTTGAAACTCAATTGAACTCATGTTTCGTATCGTTTGTGGATCTATACCTAAATCACCAGCAGGAGCTGGATTAAAAATCAATCCTATCCTAAATGCTTCAGCATCAAAAACTGTTTGACCTTTTTCTATAAGGTCTGGCTTTTGTTCTTTCTGACCAGAAAGCATATTTGCATATCCAAAAGAAGCAGACAGCATTCCAGTCATAGATTCTTCAATCATAGGATTATAAATATTCATTCTTGCTAAACTCTTATTTGTTTCTACATCACCAGGATGTCTCTGCTTGCCTGTTTCAATAGCATGTCGCTCTTTAGCCATAAGAGCAGTATCTATAGCTCTTTGTTCACCTGCTCTTGTTATCTCTCTTTGTTCTATTTCCCAATCTTCCCTCTTTCTTTTAGTTTCTAAACCTGCAATAGTTATTGGGTCAGGTTGATGTCTTTGAAAGAAAACCTCCAGTTCTTTAGGTATCTCTTCGCCCTCTTTCAAATCAGGATAAAACTTTCCTCTGAATGCAGCTTGACTAAGATCTTCAGGCCCCCACTCTGCTATTTCTTCTTCTGTTGCTCCAGTTTTAAAAGTAGCACCTATGCCTTTAGTAATAAAGTCCTGTGCCTGGGATAGCTTTGCTAACTTATCTATTGAACTAGCCATAGCAGGGCCAAGCACATCAATCTGATTTTGTGTGACTTGCATAGCTTGCGTATGGTATTTGAAAGGCTCCGTATATAAATCAGCTGTTATATCTTCTACACTACTCCCTAATTTTCCTTCTTTACCAGTTTTATATATATCTTGTAAGCTATCAGATTCTCCTATATAACCAGCTATCTGAGCTTGTTTCTCCAGCCAAGCAACTTGAATCGTATTTCTTTGGCTTTCCAGAGAGTTTAATCTCTTAATAGCTAGGTTTACTCTATTTGTTTCTTCAGTTGTTTTATCACCAATAGTAGCAAGAGCCAGCTTTAGTGCATGATCTGTAGCATCACGGAATGCATCTGCTGATGAATATATTCTTGGTTGTCTAAAAGCCATTATTTATTACTCTGTATCTTATCAATTGCATCTAAAGCATTACGCCTATATGATACCTTTTCATTAAGCCAGTCACGTCTCTTACTGCAGCCACCACATTCTTTTATCTTGCCACCAGAAACTTTCTTAATGACATTAGATACTGTATCTCCTAATCCCTTATTCATCTTCTTTAACCATATCTTCTTGCACCCATAACTTGGCCCATATTTTGTGTACCTGTTACTAAACTACCAGTGCCTGTACCTGTCCCCGAACCAGTGCCTGTACCAGTGCCTGTACCTGTGCCTGTGCCAGTTCCTGTATCTCCTCCCGTTGAAGTTTTACCTCCATAGCAATCTGCAGGTTGATTACCATAGCCACACATATATGCTGCTGGCTGTTCAGTACCATCACAACAAGTAACTGTTCCTGTATTAGGATCAGTCCAACCTGGAGGAGGAGTATAATCATCATCACCTGACCATATACCTGAACCAAGAAGAACATTCAATGTAGCTCGGTTTTGCTCCTCCCAACTTTCTCTTTGCCCAAATATATCAGATTCCAAACCTTGATAAATATCTGTTGTACCCTGCTGTAATGCTAATTGACCTGTTTCTAAAGCTTGTTCATACCCCATCTGTCCAGTTTCCATAGCTTGTTCATAACCTAATGTCTGAGCTTCTAAACCCTGTTGATAACGAGATTGACCTGCTGCTAGAGCTTGTTCATATGCTGATTGTCCTAATCCAAAAGATCTTGCATACGCTCCAGAAACTTCTTCTTCAGCTTGTCTTTGTCTTTGCCCTCCAAATGTCAACCCACGACCTCTAGTTAACATTTGTTCTCCCATTCGTGTTACATCTTGATAACCTCTACGTGCTTCAGCACCTAACTCTCCTCTTTGTCCTTCCCATTGTTCACCTAGACCTCTTTCTTGTAATCTCCAAGACTCACCTAGCTGTTCTCTACCAAGATCTAATGTTTCTCCAAGTTGGGCTCCTCTTAAGCCCCAAGCTTCTCCTAATTGTTCTTCCTGTAAACCCCAAGCAGCTCCAAGCTGACCAATATCAATATCAGCATGTCGTTCAGCCATCTCTTCTCTTCTAGGATCATATGGATCAAAGAATTGTTGCCAGTCATCTTCCCAACTACTTCCTGCAAGTATATCACCATAACCAAGAGACCCCACAGTACCTGTGAAAGAAGTCTGCTCTTGTCCTGTACCAGGAGGAGTAGAGGATTCATACCTGCAATTAGGATATTCACCTACCCAATTTGGGCCATATGTTTCACTACATGTTGGCATAATCTATATTCTTATTTTAAATCTTTCATATTTAAGCTAAATCAGTACCAACGAGCATAGACTTACCACGACCAATTCGATAAAAATCTCCAGGTTCGCCTCCATAAAGATTCCTGGGCGAAAAGCCCGAAACATTTGTACCTTTTTCTAGTATTTCACTACCAGTAAACATCTTTCCTAGATCACTTCCTAAATATGCAAGAGTACCTACAGCTTTTCCTGTACCAGCCACATCTTTCCAAAATTCAGCCTTATGTGCTTCTTCAAATTGTCTATTAACGTCTCTTATATCTATATCCTGAGTTACATTAAACCTACCCATATCAGTACTTAAAGCATAATCCCCTGGATCATAACCTGAAAACAAATTATGAAGCCACGTTCCTCCTTCACGTCCAGCTAGATAGCCTTTATATGGATTTCCTGTATAAAGACCCCATAAAAGCCCAAAACCTGAACCAACAGCAGAAGATAAAGTCTTCCCTTCAGATTCTCTCCTAGCAGCTTCCTCAGCTACAACTAACTCTTCATCATATTTTCTTGCTTCAAAGGCTTTTTCTTTACCCTTTGCTGCTATTAATCTTGACCTACCTGCGCCGTATGCCATAATTCTCTCCTATTATATTATGAAGCGGCATGTCCATTACCACCACTTCCTTCCGCAGCAGCTGAACCTGCAGCTCTACTAGATTTTACATCTGTAATCATATAACCACCAAAAATAGATTCAGCACCAGCAGTGCTGCTAGTATTTTGTATTATATCAGCTATAGCATCACCACCAGTTTGATAATATGTAACTTTTACTGTATCACCTACGCTAAAGTTTACGATAGCATTTGCATTTCTACTTACATAAGCAGAATCAGCAGTAAATTCTTTATCATCTAATCTACAAATAGCAAAATAGTTTCCATCACCATCTTTCATTTGTATCTGCCCAGCTGTCATTCCTGAATCAAAATTACTCATTGTTACATTGTAATATAAATAATAAATACCACTAGCAGATATAGTATAAAGATAAGTACTAGTAGTATAGCCTGATATTGTATCTATAGATACTGTATTAAATTGTAAATCTACTTCACTACCTACTGCCATATTACTTTGAGTACTACCAACATATACTTGAAATATAGGAAGTATATCTACTTCTTTATCAGTAGTTATAGTCCTAGTTCTAGCAATATCAGCTCTATCTAATACCTTCTTATAGAGAGCATTATTATATTTCGTATATTCTACCAAGCCCTCTGTAGTTGCCCTTACTACTGGAACACCAGTTCTAAGTTCATTGACAGAAGGAACTCCTTCAGATATCTGAAGTCTTTCTTGCTTCGTATGCTGTATTTTTCTGGCAATTCTTTCTTCTCTTGACATTGCCATAATTATCTCATTCCCTTTAATCTATAAACTATTGATATATCATTGATTTCAAAATCTGCTGCAATAGCATTAGAAGCGTCACCACTTATTTTTAATCTAAAACTATTAATATTAGTAATAGCAGCTCCAGGTTTTAATTCAGCTTTAAGCCAATCAGTAGTCCCAGCATCATAGGCTATACATTTAGCAGCAGCTCCAGTACCAGTGCTTGATCCATCAGTGCCACTTGTAATTGGAAAAAAATTCAAAGCAGGGGCAAGTCCATCCTTACCATATTGTACCTGTACATGAGTAGCATTTCCCCTAAATGTTAAATAAACTTTATACACATTTTTTAACTGCCCTGGTTGTCCAAAATCTATATCTTTAGTGGTTATATTAATTTTTGAACTAACATCTGCAGCATCATCCCATATAAATGAGTTACCTGTATCAGATGTATCTGTCCACATTAAATCATTATTCCAATCAGTAACAAAATTTGTTTTAGCCTGATCAGCAATAGTAGCTGCAGCTCCTTGAACCCAAGACCGTGTAACCATATCATATAAAAAAGTAGAGCCGTCACCATCAGTAAAATTATCATCTACAACAAGTAACTGTCTTTTCTTTGGTATATATCCAATCATAGGGGCATTAGCTGCAAAAGTTGTCCAATCAGATAGTTTTATTATCTGCCTACCGTCTTTCTCAAGTAAATTATCAACTTTCTGCCCATCATAGAAATAACAACCAAGACTATTAACCCATGCTACACCATAATCTGTTTTACATACAGCTGATGGATGTGTAACACCCTTATGCATAAAAACATCTTCTAAGAATTCTAACTCTTGAGATATATTAATTAAACTCATCTTATTCTTTTTAAACTCAAGCAATCTATCTGCATACTCTTCAAGTTTAACTATAGAATCACCATCACTTTTAGAGGTTTCAATTCGCCTCTCTAATACAAAAGAATCAAATTTTCCGACAACAGACTTTAATATTGCATCTCCATGAGTTCTGTACCCTTCAGCACCCTTACCTTTCCAATCCTTCATTCTTACATTTCCAACATAAGCAATATTATTTGCAACCACTGCAGTCTTAAATCCAGCTGCTGTTCCATCAAAACCAACAGTAGTGAGAGAAGAATCATATCCAGTTTCACTCTCATAAGTCTCTACTTCTCTGGGAAATTCAAGATATTCTCCATCAGCATGAGCACAATCAGTCAATTCATCACCATCTGCCCACATTTCCCAATCACCCCTGCCAAACCATTTATTTCCTTTAGTCATATCTATCTCTGCTTGTAAATACCATGTAGATGTATTTTCTCTACGCATATATATCTTAAATCCAGAAACCCTGGAATTAATCACTGCAAGTCCAGTAGTATGTCCATCACCAGCAAACACATGAGCATCAATCCTAATCTTTTTATATCCTGTTGAAGTAGCAATAATCTCATTATTACTACCACTGTCATGGGGTTGTAATGTTGTACTTGAAACATCTAAAGCAGATTCTTGCTTACTGTCATCATAAAGAGTAGATACTGCTACCTGCCAGCCAGTATTAACAGGATCAAACCATGCGCTCTTTGATAAGTTAGTCATATAAACATAATCATTAACTCTTGCAGCAACAGTTTCCTCAAAATCCATTGTATTAGGATCAGGATCAGTCCCATATTCAGGAACATCTGCTACTGTAAATATTTGATCATTCTCTCCAGAGCCAAGAGAATCAGTTATATTAATCTTATCTCCTATACTGCAAAATCTGCTAAAACCAGGAGTTGTATGAGAAACTGCAGTTACATTAGGTGTAGAAGCTGAAAAAGTAACAAAAGTTTGTATAACGTTAGTCTCATCTTGTATTATACCACTTCCTGATACATTTTGATAATCACCCGTAGGATCCAAATCAATAGATATAGGACTGCTAATATCAGGTGTAGCACCTGCTATAGCCCCCATAAACGACTTTATAGGCAATGCCTTGGGAGCCATATCATCCTTAAACCATGTACTAATCTTTTTACCTTGAGAATAACCATCCTCATCATATCCAGTAGTACCATCACCAAAGAAATGCCTGTCTACATATCCATACCATACAGGTTCATTAGCATTACCAAAATCTGCATCTGCTATCCTTAATGCTCCATCAGCATAATAAAAAACATCTTTTCGTATACCAGAAGTATTATCAGTCATACCAGTTATAGGGCTTAACCATATATCTGCACCTGACCAATCATTACTTAGACTATAAATATCTACAGTTCCAGCAGTATCAGGTTCAGAAAATGCAAGATAATCATCACCAGTTTCAGGAGCATCAAATACCTTAAGTGAAACATTATCAATATTGAGTGCAGCAGAGCCTGATCCTGCACATCTTATAGTAAAAGGCTGATCTGTATCAGTAGCGTGTGATGTAAAAGTAGTAGTATGAGTTCCATTAGTTGCTGTTAAATTAGTTGCTGCTGATGCAAAATTACTTCCACCACCTTGAATACGAAATTGACTAATATTACCACTATCAGTTACACCAGAAACTGTATATGTAAATGCATATCCAGTATTAGCAATCCCTTTATAAACACGATTAGCAGCAGTTTGAGTCATTAAACCATTTCCAGCTGAATGTACATATGAGGCATCAGTAGCATCACCAGAAATGTCATTTGTAAAATCCCAATTACCATCAAAAGAACCTCTATTATTTAAATGCTCTAGCCCCCCCATTCCAGCTGCAAGTCTATCACTACTAAATTGAAATAATCCATAACCAGGATTAATTTGATTCCCTCGAGCATCTATAGTGCCATGTGAAGCTCCACCTCCCATGAATCTAATTTTACCAAGCTCATCTACCATTACATCTGTAGCCCCTGAAAGTTCATTTACAGGAAGATCACGAGGGTCTGCATTAGTATTTAAACCACCATGAAACTGCTCAATTTTTAACAGCTGCTTAGGCATAAACTACCTCAATCCAATCCCAGCTAACAGTTGTTACCCAGTAATCAGGACTAAATTGATATTGACCTACGGATCCAACCATAATAATATTTCATTAAACTGTTTTTCTTCAAGACTATCTTTGAATAATGCAATACCCTAAAAGCTAAAAGCCTGTCCTTCTCAAGAGTTCTGGCTGCTTTTAAGGTTTTAGGGCCAATCCTCCCATCTACAACAAGACCATTGCTTTTAGACTTACTATTGCATGCTTCCTGTAGAATTCTAACTGCCCTACGCTGACCAAAGTTAACTACCATATCAAAATACATATCCTGCAATTGAAGTGAAAGTTCAGAAGCTCTAGATGGTTTCCAATACTTTTCCAGATATATAAGAACAGCATCATCCTCTGTTAGATTCTCAATATCAATGTCTGGATGTGATCGTTTTGATATTCCAAACTTAGTAAGACCACCTGGATCATCTGGATCACGGGTGATCTTGTCACCACCTTCTCGTCTTAATACATGCTTTATAATCTCAGAATTCATGATAATAGCAATCAATTAGAATTTCCAGACAAGTTTAACTGCTGCCATAAGAACGTCCATACACTCTTTTGCAATAGCTTGCTGTTCATCTTTAGTAATCTTACCATCCTTAGCTGCTTCATGATACTTGGCAGCTGCTTCTTTCATCTCCTTAAGGATAATACGGTACTTGGTAGCTACCATAGTAGCCATTGCACCTAAGATAATCGCCATCAGATAAGCGGCGTTTTCTAAACTTAACCATTCCATAATAACTCCTTATTTTTTCTTTTTTCTACTGAAAGGATTCAAATTAAAGCCCAGTTCTTTCTGATACCATTTAACCTGTTCTTCCATTGCTTCAAACCTTTGTTCAGATTCCCTTTCATGCTTCTGTACAAGTTCCTCTATCTGAGCCCTATCTTCTAATCTATCTTGTTCAATCTTATCTAATCTGTTTTCAAACTCAGCATACAAATATCCACCTACTGCAATAACAGGAATAGCAGATATAAAGAAACTTAATATTTGCTTACTTGTAACAGGTAGCTGAAGATGATCATCGTTCTTCTTCACTATAACAATCTCATTACTACTGATACAATTATAGGAATTACAAACACACAGATAGAACCAATTGTACCTATCTTAGTTAGATTGGTCTTATTATCCTGTACCTGGCCGTTAATCTTATCAATATTCTTTTCTACTCGCTGCAATGTTTTAAATATACTTATCTGTCTCTCTTCAAGCTTAACAAGCCTTGCAGTATTCTCTGCTCTGTATTCTGACACTGTTAATTTACTTGCCATTAACGGTGATTTATCCTTGCAATATTACCCTTGATCTCCATTAGAATATCACTGAGATCATTCAATTCTTTGACAATATCTTCTCTATGTCTTTGACTTGCAGAATCAGATACATTCATTCTATCCACTAACTTTATCACTATACTCATAGTATTACTCATTTCTGTAGCTAGTTTTGTTATATCTCTCATGATCTGTTCTAAATATTCAGTCTGTTCTCTCTGACTTTTAATAAGATTCATAATCATAAATGCAAACAGGACTGCGATCACACCAGCAGCCCCTATTTGCATATACATTTCCGCTATTTCATTCATTTTACTTCATATTATGCAGCAACCTCATCAGCAATAATAGTTTCTTCTGCTGGTTCTAATGCTTTTTGCAATTCAGCTTTACCAACTTCCAATTTCCTGAGAAAGGTTTTTTCATTTTCTATAAACTGTTCCTTAAGAAACATATTAGTTTGTAACTTTTTTTGAATATCATTTACATGATCCTGGAATTTAAGAACCTTTGCAGCTATTACCCTTTGATCGTCACTCATATCCTCGATAATATATTCTTTATCACCAAAGGTAAATGTCGGCTTTTTCTCTTTTTGTTTTTCAGCCATTATTAACCCCTTTCGGTTATTTGGTTATGTGTTATAATTTCTTGAAATCTGCAATAGCGGCTTTTAAGCCATCACTCTGAGCTTTGGCTCTCGCCTGTTCAGCATCGTGACGTTCTTTCTCACGTTCTAAATCTGAAAGTGAGTATTCTTGCTTGCTATCATCCTGAGCTTCACCAGATTCAGCATCCCATCGTTTCTGACTCATAGCAACGTATTCACGTTCCTCTTTGGCTTGA